GATCCGCTTGTGCCATCGGTTCCGCTTGTGCCACTGGTGCCGTCTGTGCCTGAAGTTCCGCTTGTTCCAGACGAACCACTTGTGCCGTCTGTACCACTTGTGCCACTTGTGCCGTCTGTGCCTGAAGTTCCGCTTGTACCGTCTGTACCAGACGTGCCTGATGTGCCAGACGAACCACTTGATCCGTCTGTTCCACTTGTGCCACTGGTGCCGTCTGTGCCAGATGTACCTGATGTGCCAGACGATCCACTTGTGCCGTCTGTGCCTGAAGTTCCGCTTGTACCAGACGAACCACTTGTACCGTCTGTACCGCTTGTTCCACTTGTGCCGTCTGTGCCTGAAGTTCCGCTTGTACCGTCTGTGCCTGAAGTTCCGCTTGTACCGTCTGTGCCTGAAGTTCCACTTGTTCCAGACGAACCACTTGATCCACTTGTACCGTCTGTACCGCTTGTTCCACTTGTGCCGTCTGTGCCTGAAGTTCCACTTGTACCGTCTGTACCGCTCGTACCACTCGTACCACTCGTACCAGAAGAGCCACTTGTTCCCGCTGTGCCACTTGTGCCGTCAGTACCGCTCGTGCCACTTGAACCAGACGTTCCCGCTGTACCAGAAGAGCCACTTGTGCCAGACGAACCGCTTGTTCCAGAAGAGCCACTTGTTCCTGCTGTGCCAGACGAACCACTTGTGCCGTCTGTGCCTGAAGTTCCGCTTGTTCCGGACGAACCACTTGTGCCACTGGTTCCACTTGAACCGCTTGTGCCGTCTGTACCAGACGTGCCTGATGTACCAGAAGAGCCACTTGTTCCCGCTGTGCCACTTGTGCCGTCAGTACCGCTTGTGCCACTTGAACCAGACGTGCCTGATGTACCAGAAGAGCCACTTGATCCACTTGCACCGTCTGTACCGCTTGTTCCGCTTGAACCACTTGAACCACTTGAACCACTTGTTCCTGATGTACCAGAAGAGCCACTTGATCCACTTGCACCGTCTGTACCGCTTGTTCCGCTTGAACCACTTGAACCACTTGAACCACTTGTTCCTGCTGTACCAGAAGAGCCACTTGATCCACTTGTGCCGTCTGTACCGCTTGTTCCGCTCGTACCACTCGTACCAGAAGAGCCACTTGTTCCCGCTGTGCCACTTGTGCCGTCAGTACCGCTCGTGCCACTTGAACCAGACGTTCCCGCTGTACCAGAAGAGCCACTTGTACCAGAAGAGCCACTTGTGCCAGACGAACCGCTTGTTCCAGAAGAGCCACTTGTTCCTGCTGTGCCGGACGAACCACTCGTGCCGTCTGTGCCTGAAGTACCACTTGTACCAGACGATCCATTGGCACCAGATGTTCCACTTGTACCAGATGTTCCACTTGTTCCGCTAAAACTCAATGCATAACTTGCTGTAAGTGCATATGAAGCACTGATTGCAAAACTTGCGGTGGAAGACACACTGCTTGTTATAGCAGCATAAAGGTCGGTTGTTGTCCAATATCCAGACGCGCTGTCATATATTGGTACATATCCATGTACCTTGTCAATTAACTTTACTTCTATTGGTTGTCTGCCTACTAGTTTGGACATTGTGTATGGATACTATGAGGTTAATTAATTGCGTTTTCTAATATAGATAATATTACTTGTAATGATCCTGATTCAGTAGATGTAATTATAAAAGCATCGTATTTTTCAAGAACTATTTTTCCAGATATTGGATTGAGAGAATCGCCAGGTGGAATTTTTGCATCTTTTAATAATGCAATAGCATCACTATCTGACAATGAGCCACTCTTTAATATTTTCACATCTGTGCTCATGATACTGGACGTTGTATTAGTAATTTGTGCTGAAAGTAAAATAGAAGCAACTTCCAGATTTTCTCTGTATATAAGATTGCTTCCGCTATCTAATGTTTTTGCAATCAAACGAAATTTATTAAGTGGTATAGGATTTGTAGGCATGGTTTATATAAATATACTTTAAACGCTCTCCAACGCTAAATTTAATGGAACAATTCTCGCGGCCATCGCTTTATCAAATGTTCTGCCTTCTATTGTACCAGTTGCTTGTCTTATTACAAAATCCGTACCAGCAAAAAAGTCTCCTGTTTCATCTCCTGCTGTATGATATACTCTTCCACCTTCTTCTTGATATATACGAATATCATAGTTTGTTTGACCTATGCCGCCCTGATTCACAGGCAATCCAAGAAAATTGACTCCAGATCCCGCGTATGAAAGATCTTGAGAAGTTGCTGTAATAAGTGAACCAAATTCTTGTAGATATGTAGGCTCAACATCAATAGCAACGCTTCTTATAACATCAATGGCAAGATCAAGCATTTGATTTACTTTATCCTTGGCTTGAGAAGTCATGGTTGCAAAAAGTATATCTGGATCACTATTGATATATTCCTTTATATACAGATATGATGATGTATAGTCCATTGCCATCTTTTTGCCATCGTTGACTCTAAAGGCAGCTATAGCACCTTTTCTAAAGTCAGCAGATGCCGTAGGAAGCGTATATCTTTTGTCACCCGATATATCTTGTCCTTTAAATTGTCCTTGAAGAAATGTAGATGTTAAAGCAGCTTTTTCAACAAGCAAGTCTGATGCAAGAGATGATATAAGAATACTGCTGTCTTTAATTGTAGAAAGATATGCCGATGATGTTGGTATAAGATATGATGAACTATACCAGCCATTATTTTGAAGCTGCGTCATCATATAATCTTGAATGGCCGATGCATTTGACAAAAGAAGAACAGATGCAGAAGCGTCCACAGAAGAGCTTATAGGATTTATATTAGGTACAATTATTATACGAGAACCAGATGCTCTTAATCCATAATCACCAAATGTTGTATTGGAGTTCAGCAAAGAAGCATGACCACCATCCATGGCAAATATACCTACTCTGCTAAAATTTGTGAAGAACGAAACTTGTTGTGCATAACCTCTGCCGCGAACACACAATCCAATACCATTGAACGCAACTTGTGTGTATGCGTCAACAATCATTGATTTCAATGGACTATATGGATCTAGTACGCTGTCATCCACGATCATGCCACCTGGACCATTTCCAACTAGATAATTTGGAGGACTTGAATTTGGACTTAATGGTACATAAAACTTATCAAACGGAGTGTTGATACAAGAGCAGTTTTGAATATACGGGGATGTTGTTATGAATGCTCCAGGTTGAAATGCAAAGAAAAATCCTTTGCGCGGATCTTCAAGATTGTCAATTGTTGAACCTTCAAAGCGCAGATTATATGCGTATGTTCCGTTATTCATCAAAAACATATTTTCAGTTTTTGTACCGGCGGTTGGGCGAATAACTGTTGTTCTAAGATCATTTCCAACAATAGAAGTCCATTGTGGAATAATTACCGGAGCCTCTTCAATATAATATCCGCTTTGTATTCTGATTGTGCTTCTCCAAGGAGCCGACCCAGTTCCATATAGCACAATTGACGAAGACACTACAATAGATGCGTGTTTGATTGTTCTGAATGGAGTATTTAATGTTTTTCCATCGTTGGAATCGCTGCCATCTTCTGCCACATAAAATATTTTATCAATTTCACCAACATTGCGCAATTTACTACCATCTCCCTCAAGCAAACCCGCGAATGAAATTGATCCAGTGATTGACACACTGCCTGTGAATCGGTGAGTATCAGAAAGACTACTTCCAAAAATTGTACTGCCAGTTATATATGCAATGCTGCTGGTGACAATATTTACGGTCAATTTATCAACCAATATTGAAGACGCGGTTATTTGGCCAACATTTATATTTATTCCAGTAATCAACGACTCGGCTTTTGATGCAGTTGATGCATACGATGCATACGATGCATACGATGCACTTACTGCATATGATGCCGAATCAACAGAACCGGAAATTGATGCACCCAAAACATACGACGCAGTTAGTGCATAAGCAGAATATGAAGCACTTAACGCATATGAAGCCGAATCAATAGATCCAGAAATTGACCCACCCAAAACATATGATGCCGTGAGAGCATATGAAGCACTGACTGCGCTTATGTTGGCTGGTAATACGTTAGAACCAGTTATTATACCATCAGCATTGGTCTGTATTAATAAATTACTTCCACTAACATACACTTCGGTAAATGCAGTATTTGCTGCATTTCTCTGTGTAAAATAAATATCTTTTGGATTAATGCTCATTTGGTTTTATATAATTATTAGAATAAAGCCATTTTCGGTAATATTTTGTATAAACTTAGTCTAGATCTTTTCCACGTCGTTTTATTTACTTTTATGTAGAAAAATCCAACGTCGTATGTTTGGTCGCCCACTTGAGAACACTCCGTGTCAGTGTCATATGAATTCAAACCAATACCGGCGAGGGGAAGATCAACAAAAGGAAGACTTGTTGATATACTTGGATCTTCGACGGGAGCAGGAGTGTCTAAAAAATTCCATAGTGTAACTGGAGTTCTATACCATATTCCGCCTATTTTAGCATAAAAAAAGTCATCATCGTAGCTTCTATTTCCATCCACTCCACCCAAATAATATGAAGATGTTGGTACTGGAAAGTGCCAAGTAATCTTTCTGAACACCAACATTGCAAATGCATCATCGTATGAAAAAAACTTCCAGCCAGTTTTTGGCATGATTTTATTAGTTTCATCACTATAAAATCCATCAGTGGTTTTTAACCATATTTCATATGGTTTCTTATATTGTATGACTTTAGAAGCTGGTGGAACGGGTATAATGACTGTTCGATATGATAATTTTTCCCAAGCACCGGATTCAAGATTTCCACTATAATTTACAAAAAATTCGTTACCTTTTCTAAAAAAGAATATTCCTTTTTTGCCCGCAATTATTCCTTCCGGATTAGTTTCCGTATATAAAAATTTTTTATTGAAATCGTCTGTTCGTGAACCCATAATAATATTAGTTACCTACACTTCCAACCAAATTATTTGAACCAGCATTGGTCACGGAAATATTAAGAGCATCATATGCAATATTTCCATACACTTTATTGTATATTGAACTTGATTCAAGTAATACATGTGTAGATCCTCCGCGAAATACATTTCCTGTTACTATATTAGCAGATCCGCTGTATCCACCAATATAAATTGACGGCGCACTGCCTGCATTAAATAATGTATTTCCGGTAAATGTTCCTTCATATGCATTTGAACCATAAACCACGGAACCAGTACCATCTGATATCATAAGATTATTTGATATATAATGGCTTTGTACGTTTTCAAGCAACAGTGCATTGCCAGAATCTCGCGAATCGATGTGACTGTCATTGAACGAAAACAACACCATTCTTCCAGCAATTGGTCTGCCCGCCCAATCATTTGAATTAAATGGAGCATTGTAGAATGTTTTATTGCCTTTTACATACACGCCATAATTAACAGGCACCATATATATTTGATCAAGGAACAATCCTTCTGTGTTCATTCCAGCTGATGTATAATCTACAGTATTTACAAATATTCCAGTTTTCCAAAAATTGAACTGCGATTGATTAATTGATCCATTTACGCACATTCTGCGTATTTCCAACCCTGTGCCATTATATGGAGACGATCCCGTTTTTCCAATCACCATCGTGTTTGAAATTCTAAAATTCCATGCTGACTCAAGAACAATTCCATTGTTCCAATAATTTGAACCATCGGAATATATATGAACATCATTTATATCAACTGATATATTTGAGTGCTGTGAGTATTGTAAAGTGCCATATGTAACATGTATTGCTGTGCTGGCTTGTCCAGAAGTTTTGAATGCAAGACTCTTTATTGCTACTTGATAATCATTCGCCCAACCACTACCATCATTCATATCAAAGTAAATTGCATTTGCATTTGATGTTTGTTTGATAATAGTTATGTTTGAACCTTCACCTTCCAAAGAAATATCACATTGTGGATTTGATGGAATGGTCAATGAACCGGTTATTACAAATGTACCATCTGGAAAATATACTGTTCCAAATCCAGCAACTTTTACTGCGTTAATTGCAGTTTGTATTGCGGTCGTGTCATTGGTTGTTCCATCTCCAACGGCTCCATAATCTTTAACATTATATACATTATTTGATTTTGCATTTAATGCATATGACGCAGTTCCAATTAATGTTCCGTTATTTATGTATATTGAACCCGTAATAACAGCACTTCCGCTTATATTCAATCTTGCACTTGATGCTGCGTTTCCAATGACAACGCTGCCAGATGTATTGATTATCATGGAAATGATGTTGCCAGCTTGTATCACTGTTCCCATACCAGCTTGACCACCGACAAACATACTCAGATTACCCACGCCAACTCTTCCAGTACCAAATCCATTTGTAAAATATCCAAACGCAGTTGAGTTATTGGTGTCTATGACTCTAAAATTAGCGTTACCGGTTGTAGATGTTATATCCAAAGGATATACAGAAGAACCGGTTATTACAATACTTCCGGTAGTCACAGTCAATGACCCTGTTACTATTGTATCTCCATTAACATCCAATACCGCATTTGATGTAGTTTTACCAAAACTTCCGCTACCAAAAACATTCAACGAACCGTTGTCTCTTACCAAAACTGCATTGCTGACAGTACCTGTATTGAACGTGAAACCATTTGGCGTAGTACCCGTAGTGGAACTGAAGTTTACTCTTGAATTTGCCAAGATTATGGACGCAGCCTGAGTAAAACCGCTGCCACTTATGAAATATATTCCGTCAGCAGCAGAGTCAAATTTTATATATGTTTTTGCTCGTATAGTTGCTGTTCCAGTGGTTCTCAACGAACCAGAAACATTCAAGCTGCCAGTAACAAAATGTTCATCTAATATACTAGTGCCGATATTTGCCTGTGCTACAATGTTGATTTTTGAGCCAGTTATGGCACCAATATTTGCTCTACCAAAAGTTACATTATTTCCCGCTCCAAATTCTTCTCCACCACCATCTGACAGCTGATAACTGCTTGAAATTGTGCCGCTACTGTTCGAACCAGTCACAACAAGCTCTAACCAAACACTGCCAGATTTTACCCAATATTGACCACTATTATACGATTCCGCACCATCATCTCCGCGAACATCGTTTGATGATGTTACCGGTGGATTAAGTATCCATCTTTTTCTTGAAAGTTCATATCCAGCAATTGATGCAGAAACTTTTACGTTGGATAGTTGCCCACCATACATATCCAATCCTATTATATAACTCGAAGTTGAGAGTGAAACTGCATTCTCAAACATGGACATTTTTGTTGGAAGTGAAGTAGGCATAAGTTTTATATTATATAAATATCTCCAAGAAACACATATGCTCTGGAAATTATTTATAATATTACGAAGAAATTATACAAACAATGTGGCGTAAGTTATTTAACTAAAAATGTTTTCAGTCTTTGAATATGTTTGATTTTACAACAATCGTTCAATGCTTATCATATTGTTGTTGTAACTACTACCTACTATCAATGTTATTCTCCAAGCAATGTTACTGGCCGTGGACATAAGCAACCAAGTATCAGTATATCCTCCCAGACCAAAACTATATCCCGCATTAATATATGTGGGCGTGGTTGTAATTGTTAATGGCGCATTATCTGTTATTGATGTACCACCTGGACCTCCCGTACTATATACACTACTACCATAAACTGAATATGTTCCTGAAACAGTTGATACTTGCAAACTTCTATTTCCTGATGTTGACATTCTCACTTTCAAATTTCCCAATGTAACATCAACCCCAGCGTTGACTAATCCACTTACACGATTGTTTAATAAAGTACCTACACCTGCTGCGGCTTGAGTTAAATCAATATATACACCTCTTGAGCTACCACCGCTTTCAAAAAATCTAATTCTATCAACGTATTGATCAATAACAACATTACTTCCGGTTAGAGTAGAGTTCGGACATTTGGCAAGATCAATTTCCCCACCTTCATCACCAACCGAGTTAGTAGAATAAAAAGTATTACCAGATACATTGCCCACCGATGTTATACTTCCAGTTGCTGTCAACGCACCTGTTAATGTCATTGTATCAAGTGCATTGAGACTAAATGTATTAGCAATCTGTGTGATTGTTGCTTTTGTTCCAATTGCTAAAACTGAACAAGTTCCGGTAGCATCTGTAATTCTTAATTTTACCGTTTGAGTTGTAACGGGGGTGTAAATGATTTTGGCAGTGCTTGTATAATTATCAATTCCTGTCCAAGTTACAGGAATTGCTACTCCAGAGCTACCTACAGCTCCACCACCTCCATTACTTTGATCTAATTGAGCATTGGTTGTAGCGTCTACCCAACTATACCAAATATAAGCAGAATTGGAAGTAAATTGACTGACGCACAGGCTTGCTTCTAACAAATAAGTTTTTCCTGCTGTTAATGTGAATACACCAGCACTTTGAGTTATTCCACCATTGGTAGCAGTGGTCGCATTAAATGTAATATCGGTAGAATTACCAACAAGAGTTTGGTTTGTTGTTTTTTCAACTTGAATATAATCTGTGTTTAATGTTCCAGTAGCAGTGGCTTGAACTGCTATTGACAAATTGAGCGGTCTAATAATTGCTTGTGTTCCAATACTTCCACGCAAGGTTACAGTGCCGTTTCCTGATGTAACACGCAGTTTAACTGTTTGATTGGTACTTGGCTTGTATATGATTCTAGCAGTAAGATTATCTTGTTGCGCGCTATTCTCTGTGTTTGGTACACCGGTACCTATACCTGTGCCAGTTGAATCTAATGTTGTATTTGTTGTGGCATCAACCCACTCGTAACACGCATACCCACCTGTGGTATTAGTAAATGATATAAAACTTGGTGTAAAACTCATGTCATAGGTTACATTTGCACTGAGGGTAAACACCCCGCTGGAACTATTATAACTTACCTGACTATTGACATTTCCTATTAAGGTATCAAATATAACAGTACTGCCAACACCAAAACCAGTTACTCCAGTTACCAAGCCAACCATTATATAAGCAGGATTTACTGTACCATAAGTTGTTGGTTGCCCAGCAACCGTTATGCTGTTTGCACTGACATTATCTATATTAGTAATATTACCAGTCACTGATAAACTACCTGTAATTATTGTATCACCATATACATCAAGTTTTGCGTTTGGCGTTGCTTTTCCAATTCCCACATTTGTTGCATTGTCAAATATTGAACCAGTAGTTAGTGTTGTTGCGCCAGTAAATCTTGCAACATAATTTGCTATGCCACCGGAAATGGTTCCCGCACCGCTTGTGCCACTTGAACCTGATGTGCCGCTTGTGCCACTTGAACCTGATGTGCCACTTGCGCCACTTGAACCTGATGTGCCACTTGCGCCACTTGAACCTGATGTGCCACTTGCGCCTGTTGCACCGCTGGTGCCACTTGAACCTGATGTGCCACTTGCGCCTGTTGCACCGCTGGTGCCACTTGAACCTGATGTGCCACTTGCACCTGTTGCACCGCTGGTACCACTTGAACCTGATGTGCCACTTGCACCTGTTGCACCGCTGGTGCCATCCGTGCCACTCGTTCCAGAAGAACCAGTAGCGCCACTTGTACCACTTGTACCTGTTTCTCCACTCGTTCCGCTTGTTCCGGAAAAACCGGATGTACCATTTATTCCGCTCGTGCCACTGGCACCATTTGTACCACTCGTGCCAGAAGAACCAGTCGCTCCGCTTACCCCACTCGTACCACTCGTACCACTGGTACCATCGCTACCAGATTGACCAGATGAGCCAGTAGATCCACTCGTTCCGCTTGTGCCACTTATTCCTGTAGAACCAGAAGAACCGCTCGTACCATCAGTACCACTCGTGCCAGAAGAACCAGTCGCTCCGCTTACCCCACTCGTACCACTCGTACCACTGGTACCATCGCTACCAGATTGACCAGATGAACCAGTCGCTCCACTCGTTCCGCTTGTGCCAGTTGTTCCACTGGTACCACTTTCTCCACTCGTACCACTTGTTCCCGACAAACCGTTTGTTCCACTGGTACCAGATTCTCCACTTGATCCGGACGTGCCGTCTGTGCCAGAATTTCCACTTGTACCACTTGTACCATTTTGACCGCTCGTTCCGGAAGTTCCATCAGTACCATTTATGCCGCTAGTTCCTGAAAAATTTAGTGCATATGACGCTGTAATAGCATAACTTGATGAAGCATATGCAAAGCCGCTCACGGTCAAATCTCCATTAATTTCGGCATTTCCATTTACAATCAATCCATTAGAAGCTATAAATGCGTTTGGTATCATACAGCCATCTTTATATATTTAAGTGTCCATGTTCCAGATAAAGGAGTAGCCAACAAGTGTATGCTACCACCCACATTATTTACAGACAATGATACTGGCACATATCCAATTTGACTTACTTCTGTTACATAAAAACTGGAAGACACATTGTTCCAACTTGACATAACTTCATTAACTTTGATGTCAGATCCATTAGAAATAGAAACTAACCATCTTGCTGCATTTCCATCACCAATCAATTGAGAATCTATATCAGCAGAACCAGAAATTGTTACAGAGTTTGCGGTGAATGATCCAGTAGCTCCACCATTATCGCCGCCACCAACAATATTCAACACTTCCAATGTACTGTTTTGATTTATAATGTTGTAGGTTATGGTTGGTGATATCACAGCCGGAATTGTATTACCATCTTTGATAGAAACAGATGCACCGACGGCTCTTTCGGCTGTTCCATTCATAATCTTTTCATGAACATCAAATACAACTTTTCTTGGTGTAAATGCTTTTTGTGTAGTAGATTTATAATTCTCAAATTTTTCCGGAAGTAGATATGCATTGCATATTAAACCAAAAGTAGCTTTGACAATTCTGTCTTGACCAGCATCATTTGTTGTTTCAAAATTATAATCGCTGATGCTTGTTCTGAATTTAAATCTATTTTTATCTCCCCAGTAATCTTCAGTAGCAAAATTTATTGCTTCTATGACTGAGTTGCATTGTTCAACCAATTCTGTCCAGATGATAAATTCGTAATTTATTATCACATGATCTGGCATTGCCACACTATAAATTTCTTTTCGTGGCGCAAATCCGTTCATTACTGAAAATTTGTCATATTTATTTTTTTCGCTGAACTTTCTCATCACTGGATATTGAAGATAGCGATTTAATGTTATCAAATTGTCGTTTCTTTGCACAGTGCTGCGACGAAATGCAATAGCAGGAGTTTGTACTTTTCCGTTTTTGTCGCGAAGTGAGCCATCTTTGCGAATAGCTTTCCAGCGTTCCGGAGAAGCATAATTTATAGGAACTTTTATCTGTCTGCCAGAATCTACTATCGTTGGACTTATAACATTGTCCATATGACCAAGTATGGCAGCATCAATATCTATGAGTTTGATGGCAAAATCTTTTCTATCATCAGTGTCTCTTCGAATATTATGTTCTCTGCCACGATTTGCTTCTGGACCAAATACAGGTGGTCCGGAAATTGATGAAACTTCCTGTTTCTTGTCCGACATTTCTGGACCAGAACTTACTTTGTTCGGTGGTCTATTTAGTATCGGTTTAACTGTTGGTCCACGCCATGCCATAAATATTAATTATTTCTCTCCATTATATTGAGTGATGTATATTTTGTGTAGTGAGTATTGCAAATAATGCTATGACTCTTTTCAGCCTGACCGCCAAGTAGTTGTTCTTGTATTACATTATCAATTTCATAATATCTATCATTCCAAGATACTACGTCGCCAATTTCTGGATAAAATTCCAATTGACGCAGCATTTTTTCACGCATTTTGAATATATGATCTTGATTACGACTTGGTCCAAAGTCGTCCATCTCAGCAGTCATTTCAGATCTTTCTATAAGTGCTGATATTTGAATAGCCGGAAAATACCATTTACCAGTTTCTGCGGCAGTTTCACCATATATATTTGTTTTTGTTTCATTTGGCGCAATTTTAAATATCTGAATTAGATTTTCAATAATATCGCCCATGAGTTCACCGTTGAACTGTGCAATCAAGTTTAAATCTCTTTGTGAGAAATATCTACCTCTTAATCCCATATAAGACCCTTCATTTGTTCTGTTGTAATAGGCTCATCTTCTCGGATGCGAATTATTTTGATTCCTTTTTTAAGTGCCATTTCATTCTTCAACTTATCAACCACAATACTTCTTTTTTGAAATGGATATTTACACGCCGCTTCATTCTTTGGATGCCAAAAAGATCCATCAAATTCAAATAAAATATTTTCATCCGGTAAATAAGCATCATAAAATCTACCACCCATTGGATATTGCGGAACATAATAAACTCCAATTTCTTTGAGCATAGCGTAATATTTTATTTCAAGAGATGTAAAATTTGAACTTGGCTTTAATGTTTTTTTTATACCAACATGCTTGAGATGTCTTCGTTCATTTTTAGAAAATATCTGATCTAATATAGAAAAAGGTTTCATTTTTTAACCAACATAAATTCCCATTGGAACGCGCGTAAGTGTTTCTTGAATTTGTCGAGACTCTTCTGCACGCAATTCCATTTGAGCTTTGCGACCTGTTGCTTCCAAATTCTCTCTCAACTGTGTAATCAAATCTGTTTTTTCAGCAGATGCTTCTTGTCTCAATTCGGCACCATCCAATGTAACTTCTGCACCAGGTATTGGAATGGTTGAATATTTTTGACGAACACTTCCCAGCAGTTCTTTGCACAATGCTAAAAAGTATTTACGAATCCATTGCTTGCCAACACTGTTGATGCCACTGTATGGAATATTATTATACGGAACATTACTATAATCACCAATAGTATTTGAGCCAATATATGATCCACTTGAATTGTAAAATGAACCGGAGTTATAAATGCCCTGACTATCTCTGTCTTTAACAAGCAGATATTCAAAATACATCTTAAAATCATATGTAGGAATTGGAAATATTTTAACTTTATTATTTACAAGTTCAAATCCATATCCGGATTTACGTACCAAGTCATTGAATTCAATTGCTTGCATGCGCAGCAAGTCTTCAAAGATTGGAGTCATCAAGAATTGAGTAGCGGGAGAATAACCAGCAAATCCCATTTCATTAAGAACATTACTATAGCTCATGCCTGTCATGCTGAATGGATCATATATACGAGCAGCCGCCGGAGGAGCATTGTGAAAAATTCTGCGAATTTCAATTCTATCAAAACTTTCACTCACATCTCCCCACAATGCTTGCAGGTCATATGATTGTTGTCCTTGTTGCACATGAACATAACCTTTTTTCCAATCAACATTTCCACCCACACCAAATTCTGTACCATAACCTTGTGTCAATTTTATGAGTTGTGGCAATCCGCTTCCAGCCACATTTGTTTGAGTAAGATTTACATTTGCATTACTACCCTGTAATACACCAATATTATTACGAATATTAAATTGATTTACTTGTGCGCCATATTCATTCACAGCTTCTTCAAAACATGCATAAAAATTTACATCTATCATTTCAATATCAACAATAGGATAGCCCAAACGAGTTGCTGCCCATTTTGCAGCATTTGGTGCTTCTATTTTGAACTGCAAGTCGGTTTCATAAAAACCAAATGGAGTGCTGCCGGTTGTGATTAAGGAACCAGAACCGGGCCAGCGGTTTCTATCTTGGTCAATATTGTAATTAATCGATGTATCTGCCATATTATATAAATATGTAGATGCTGTGTGTTTGTGCCGCAATATTTATTATAGAAGGATAATAACCGGCTGGCTTATATTTATAATATATGAGTATAATAAAGCTGAGAGATTTGTTGCATGAAATTCAATTAAAAGAAGCCATGGCAGACCAACCGCCTCCAGTAACGTTTGTTATGCCACCAGCACAGCATGCATATGCACAGCCAGCGGGGGATGGTGCTGGAAAGCCATATACACAGCATAATATTGATTTTAGCGACAGAGGAGACACAGGCAACTTAATAACTCGCGCTGCGAATATAATCAAACAGTTTGAAAACAGCACAAGCAATCCAAAAGGTGGATATAATAAAGCTAAAAAATTATGGTTTCCACATAAAAGTGTTGAAGGTGGCAGTGACACAATTGCTTATGGTCACAAAATTCAACCAAATGAAGATTTTAGCAAAGGCATAACCGACGATGATGCATTGAAATTACTTGAAAAAGACGCCGGTAAAAAGATTGATGTTGCCAAAAAACATATAGAAAAATTTGATAGTATGCCATTGACTGTAAGAATTGCCACAATCAATGCATTGTATCGTGGTGACATGGGACCAGAAACAATAAAGTTGTTGAACAAAAACAAGTTTGCTGATGCTGCAAAGGAATATTTAAACCACAGAGAATATCGTTCTACAAACAATCGTGGTGTAAAAAAACGTATGGACTGGAACGCTGCGGTATTTAAAGCAGCTGGTTAAATTATTTCTTTGTTAAGCTAGACCAATCTTTTTGATCTGCTTTTGACTTTTCCAATTCATTTTGCTGTTTTTCTGGCAACTTTGGATTGAAATTTAT